ATAATCTAATTCCTATGATTGCATCGTCAGAGTTTGAGGTGATAATAGTTCTAGCAGTTGTGCCTATATTGACATCTCCTGCTGAATCAAATGCTACAGCTCTCTCGAAATCTTGTGCCATCTATTCCTCCTTACAATGCCACAGCTAAAGCTATAGCGAATCCTTTCGTTGCTGATGCACTAACATCTACACCATTTACAGTTGTTACTTGTAAATCAGCTAATGCGTTAAACACACCTGAACCATCACAAGAGATAAAAGCATCTCTTGCTGCAGGAACAGTAAATGTTGTGCCACTGCCTACAGTAAAAATCAAACTGTTAGCAGTATTGTTTTGTACCAAGTAAACGTTTTCACGCGCTGGTATAGTTACGGTACAAGTGCCCCCTGGTGAACCGCCGAAGTTTAGGACAAAGTTTCTTCCATCTTCGTCTGCGTAAGAAGTGGGGTCAGTAGTAAATGTTAATGTATGTGTTGTGCCTGATAATGTAACAGAAGCATAACCTGTTATCTTGTTCTCAAGACGTTTTAAGTTATCATTCGTTTGATCACCCCAGGTGTTATCGTTCTCACCTGTGGTCATTAAACGTAAGTTTAAGCCACCGCTACTCCAGGTAGATGCCATTAACTAATCCTTATAATTGCGTTACTTGCGTCTGCTGTTGGAAACTCGATGGTAAATGTACCATTAGAAACCGAATAATCTGCACCAAAGTCTAATACCATTACGGCTGAGTTAGAATCTGATGTGTTATAAATTATACAACCTCTTGTAGTAAATGTAGCACTTGACCATGATGTGTTAGCAAAATCACAGACAGCTGTTCCACTGTCTAAAGTTGGAGTCACTTGTACAAGTGTGTTACCACCAGTAGTGTATCCACTACCACTTGCAAGCTCATCACTATTACCAGTTACGTCTGTGTAGTTTGTGGTCGAGGCGCCATAAGTACCAGCTTGGGCTGATTGTGCTTTAATCAAAGCGATCTTAAAGGTATTACCTGTACCGTTAGTAAAGTCGTGCTTACCTTGAAGAATCTCTTGTTTAAAGCTATTACATATTGCTGATGTAATTGCCATGCTTTATTGTCCTCTCTGCATTGTTCTTAGTTCACCATTACGAAACTCATCATTTCGCATTCTTACTTGTTCCTCATTCGCTAATGTTTGGATTGCTCGGTTATAGTAACCTTGCCATAGTTCTATGGTTTGAGGTGTCTCTTTCATATATCCTATAGCTTCAATCAATGTACCGTATAGTATAGCGTCTGGGGCATTATCACCTAGATAAGTGTTTTGATTACCTGATGATAACCCTGGAACTCTAATAGTATACCCTATTTCGACTGTTGTTGCAAGGGCTGGAGTTGGTCCAAACAGGAAATTAGTTTGGCGGTTTCCACTTGTATATGTCGTTCCAGTTTGATTTAAGGCATAGTATCTTACTGTGCCAGTATCAGTTGAAGGATTCTTGCTGTACTCTTTGATGAATGATTCATCTTTCTCTAACAAGAAGTCTCCATTCTGAATCCTTAGATAACGCGGTATGACCATATCAGAAGGTACTGCCACCGTTGAGGTGCCCCCTGATAAAGATAGCGTTGAAACTTTTCTAAAGGCAGTGAGGTCTACCTCTTTAGCTATACGTAATTCAGCTAATTCAATACATAAGTCAATAGGAGCTTTGCCGCTACCTGTTGCTGTAGTGAAAGATGTAGCTGAGTTCTCTAGCCAATCTTGTACGTTTTGTTTAAGTTGATCGTATGTTAATCCCATTATGTACCCCAAGCATTAGCACCCCAGGAATCTACACCCCATCCTGCGTTGTCTATTGCAATTGATATTGTACCAAATCCTGAGCTAAGTTGCAACCCGTCTGCATCTTCTCCTGTGTTAATTATTGGAGTACCGATACCAGTTGAGGCTGATTGATTTGGTGATGTTATTGTTGAACTAGCTTGGAATGTAAGAGTTCCGTGAGCTGATGCAGATGCTTGACCATCTACATTTTCTTGAGCACTGAAGTTTGTCGAACCTTGTGCTGATCTTAAACTTTGACCTGTTGGATCTGCTGTTGAGCTAGCACTGAATGTCGGGCTACCTTGTGCTGTAGAAGCTGATTAACCTGCCACATTCTCTTGAGCACTAAAGTTGAATGAACCAAATGCTGTTTGTAGTAATTGAGAATCTGCATCTTCTGCTGTATTAATAGTAACAGAACCACGTGCTGAACTTAATGATTCTCCAATTAAAGTATAACCTGTAGCAATAGTTGGTACAGTAAATGCAGTTTGCATTAATAGAGAATCCGCTTGTTCTCTAACTGCTATACTTACTTGACCAAATGCTGTTTGTGCGGGTGGTGAATAACCAGAACCATAAATACCAAAGCGTACTGTTGTAGGTACGTTATCTGTATCTGGTCTAGGATTATCTAATGATGTTGCTTCGGGTCCGAGCTTCGGTGGAGTTAGCTGAGGGTGTTTGGGCTCCCAATCTTTTTTGTAAACTCGAAGCCCATTCCACTCTGTTCGCGCATCTTTGTAGCGTATCTTCCTGCCTGAACGATCGTCTATCAGATATGCATATTTACCTGAAGCTCTTTTAGCCATCGCTCTTAGTACCCGCGAATCTTAGGTTGAATATAAAAACTTGCTCTTTCTCTATCCTCTTCTTTTGCAAACTGCCACTCTTCCAAATAAATAGATTTTAGTTCACCGCGTCTAGCTGCATCTACTTTATCAGGATTCTTGTTAGCTAATTCAAAAGCTAAACCACTGATTAACGCAGGTAAATATCTTCTAGGTATGTCTGGGTTCTGAGTGTATGTATCAGTCACGTCTTGTGGATATCTGATTGTCCAACATAATAACTGATAGTAAGTTTGATCTGGTCGAGGAAATAAATGAATCGTATGCGAGCCTGCACCTGATGAATCAAATTGGCTGTTACGCTCAACTGCATATTGCACAGGTTTGCCGCTTGTCGATTTGTTTGGGTAGTTTAAATATTCAGATAAACTGATTCTCTCACATGTTGTATCAGTAACAGGTGATGTGTTTGTATCACGCACTGCCGCATCTAAGATGTCCAAGTATTGACCTGAACCAATAGTCGCGGTTGTCTGATCTTTTGTGAGGTTAATTGTTGTTAGGTCAAGAGTGAATAGATTTACACCTTCATTGACCCATTTAGTTAAAAGTAAGTTGAGGGAACGTCTAGCTGTTACTAAGTCGTAACCCGACTTAAGTTCTAATCCGACGCGCTCATGCGCCTCTTGTATTATTTCAGCTATGTCAAGGCTGAACGTGTATGTGCCAGAAGTTGCCACGTGCCCCCCTTACTGAACGAATAAAGTTACTCTTGATATGTTTGTTAAAGCTACGTAAATGCCTGTACCAAATACAACACCAGCATCTGGTAATCCAATGTTCATTACATCACCTTGAGGTACGTCAATAGTTAATAGAGCTGTACCTGTTGCAGATGTATTATCATAGAAAACCACGCTACCTGCGCCTACACCATCATTAGCAATAATCATACCTTGTAGTCTTGTTCTTCCTACGTAGTCTGTTCCACCATCAGTGTAAGTCATACGACCGTCTGTTGTTCTGGTTACGGGTCTTAAATCTGATCTTACCATTTATAAACTCCTTGTTGTGGGGAGCCGAAGCTCCCCGTTAAATTATGCACCAGCAGTTGCGCCAGTATCTACTCTAATCCAGTTAGAACCGTCAGAAAATACTAAGTTACCTGTACCGTTACCTGTAGTCTCAGAAGCTTTTAATGCATCTGAACAAAAGATAATTCTACCTGTGTTAGCTGAAGCTGAAGGCAGATCAGCAAACGCAATTGATGTAGATGTAAAACCGTTGTTTGATACAACTGGTCCTGAAAAAGTTGTTGTTCCCATAGTCTATACTCCTTTGTTATATAGTCTGCTTATGCAGTCTATGGTGTTAATATCGAGAGGAAGGGGGCACCTTTATGGATACCCCCAATCCGAATTAGTGATTAAGCACCTTGGTTTCCGTAGACACTTCTCCAGTCAGACCAACCGAAGCTGTATCTTTCTCTGGCTTTGTATCGTACATTACCTGTTTCAAAGTCACCTTCCATCTTAGTATTCATAGCTGCTCTGTTGAACATCTTTGTACCGTTAGGAGCGTCAGTTCTAATGAAGAATGCATCAGTGTC